TGAACGAAAAACATACGCTTTTGATGGATATCAAGAATGATGAAATTAATACCTATAGAGAAATGTCGCTTAAGCAACCAAATAAAAATAATCATTGGTGGTTTGCGGGAGGTGCTGTTGCAAGCATTGGTCTTTCCCTGGGGGTATTTTATGCCGCAGCAAATATTGCACAATGACAAAACCCAAAGAAGACCCCAATTATGTGATAAAAATTGAAAAAGCAATCGTAGAGAAATATGGCGTGGAGACTATTCAACACCCAGGACAAGACTGGACGCCGGAAAAAGAGCAAGAATATATAGAACAGCTTAGACTACTCAATAAAAAAAATAGAAAATTATCGGAAAAGACTGAAAAAGTAGAAGTTCAGGGAGTTTTAATATCAAAAAAACTACTTAGTAAAGATAGCAATAGAGTTTGTTCCACTTGTGAAACTTATTCTTTTAATTCTAAGGATGATATCTATATGAACAAATATGATTGTTGTTTTCAGTGCTACGTCCAATGGGTTGAAGATAGAGAAGAACGTTGGGCTACCGGTTGGCGTCCCAATAAAGGAGAAAATAAATAAATGGCAACAGTTTTAGATATTGTAAGAGGAATTTCGCAAGCAGCCGCAAATGCATATGATGGCGGTCATGATGAAAAATATTCTCTTGATGGTGAGGCAAGAAAGATTGGATTAAAAAGAGAAGAAGGCGATCCTATTACTGACTCCCGTGTTATTGACGGCTTCGGCGTGACATTTCACGGCAACCTTTTATGCATTAGCTATCAAAGCGACATTAAGCTCAAAGAGGTCTATGCGGGCGACATCGAAGCAGACGTAGAAGATATGATTCAGAATGTTGCTAATTTTTTAAAGAAAGAATACAAAAAGATTACTGGCGATTCTCTTTCGCTAACTCCCGAAACCGAAGTCGATGTCATGGTTCAAAATACTTCAAAAGTCCGTGTATTTGTTACTGGAAAACGCCATTATAAAATTGGCAATCTTGACGGAGTTCTCCCGGTCGCTGAGCCCTCTGAGGATAGACTGGATAAATCTATTCGCGACTTCCTATCTCTTGGCAAGTGGAGTAAAAACAAATAAAAAATGATTAGATGTCGTTTGAACTTACAAAAAATGAAATTTTAAAGGAAATATTAAAAAGCGGCAAAGATCCGGTTTATTTTATTGACAATTACGCGAGGATCGCCCACCCTATAGAGGGGCTGATTCCTTTTAAACTATACGATTTTCAGAAAGAATTATTAAGAGACTTTAACGATCATCGGTTTAATGTCATACTAAAGGCAAGACAGTTAGGTATATCCACTACAACTGCTGCATATATTGCGTGGATGATGCTTTTCCATCGCAACAAAAACATTCTTGTTATTGCAACCAAGTTTCAGACCGCAGGCAATCTTGTAAAAAAAGTAAAGCATATAATTAAAAACCTGCCACCGTGGATGCAGATAGCAAATATTACAATTGACAATAGAGCATCCTTTGTGTTATCAAACGGATCAGAAATAAAAGCCTCATCCACTTCTTCCGATGCCGGTCGTTCGGAAGCGCTATCATTATTAGTAATCGATGAGGCAGCACACGTTGACGGGCTTGATGAATTGTGGCCAGGTCTTTATCCCACTCTGTCAACAGGTGGTCGCTGCATTGCCCTGTCAACTCCCAATGGTGTCGGAAATTGGTTTCATCAAATATATGCCGATTCAGTTCAAGAGCAGAATGATTTCTATCCCACTGTTTTGCGTTGGAACGTACACCCCCATAGGGATGCGGAATGGTTTGAAAAAGAAACCAAAAATATGTCTCGCAGACAAGTCGCACAAGAACTGGAATGTAATTTTAATATGTCTGGAGAAACGGTCATCCACCCAGACGATTTAGATTGGATGACAACAATGATTAAAGAGCCACAATACAGAACAGGATTTGATAGAAACTTTTGGATTTGGGAAAAGGCACAAGATGGCTGTAATTATTTGCTTTCCGCTGATGTTGCCCGTGGTGATGGTAAAGATAACTCTACTCTTCATATTATAAAATTAGAAACTATGGAAGTGGTTGCTGAGTATCAGGGAAAGCCCACCCTTGATGTATATTCTGATATGATTAATAGTATTGGACGAGAGTTTAATAATGCTATGATCGTTGTCGAAAATAATTCTGTTGGTATTGCAGTATTAACAAAGTTGCAGGAATTGGGGTATAATAATATATATTTCTCTATTAAATCAACACATGAATATGTTGAGCAGTTGAGAGGAGAAAACATGTCTAATGCCATCGCCGGTTTTTCAACAACTTCTAAGACACGCCCTTTGATTATTGCAAAAATGGAAGAATTCATTAGAAATAAACTAATTACCGTATATTCTTCTAGAATGCTAAATGAACTAAAAACCTTTATCTGGTACCATGGTCGCCCCGAGGCTATGAGAAGTTATAATGATGATTTAACTATGGCTTTGGCAATTGGCTGCTGGGTGCGAGATACGGCTTTTGAGGCAGGCAAACTAGATCAAGAATATAGAGATGCGTTTGTAAATTCCATGTTTGTTGCATCAACAAAGATAAGCAATCAGATTAAAGGGCAGGAAGGATATCGCAGTGATATGGATCTCAAAGGAAAAGAAGAACAGGCAAGACAGATGCACCATGAATTTGGTTGGCTATATAAAGGATAAGATAAATGGCAAACAATAATAAAAATCCTAAAAACAATGAGTCCGCTCTTTTTAAACAGTTAACTCGTTTGCTTTCTGGTCCGCTTGTTAACTACCGCACGCAGACGAGTAGAAAACTTCGCCGGGTACAATTAGATAAGTTCAAATTTCAATCAGCCGGTGGACTAAATTTTAAGAAGTCGTCTTACAATCCTTTTGAACAATTAAGCACAGCGATTATGGCAAATCAGCTTCGTGCCGAAAGATACCAAGATTTTGAACAAATGGAGTATACCCCTGAGATTGCATCTGGTCTGGACATCTACGCAGATGAAATGACAACTTCGTCGGATCTTCAGCCGCTTTTGGCAATTAAATGCCACAACGAAGAAATTAAGGCAGTATTAAATGAACTATATCACACTGTCCTTAATATTGATTTTAATCTTTTTGGGTGGTCACGCACAATGTGTAAATATGGAGATTTTTTCTTATATTTAGATATTGATGAGCGCCTAGGGATTCAGTCTATCATTGGTTTACCCACACACGAGATTGAGCGCATTGAGGGGGAAGATAAAAATAATCCTAAATATGTCCAGTTTCAGTGGAACTCTGGCGGTTTAACGTTTGAAAACTGGCAGATTGCACATTTTAGAATTTTAGGTAATGACAAGTACGCTCCTTATGGCACTTCGATTCTTGAACCTGCTCGAAGAATTTTTCGTCAATTAATTCTTCTTGAAGATGCGATGATGGCGTATCGTATTGTTCGTTCTCCTGAGCGTCGTGTATTTTATATTGATGTTGGCAACGTTGCGCCAAATGATGTTGAGCAATATATGCAAAGAGTTATGACGCAAATGAAACGCAATCAGGTTGTTGATGCCGATACGGGGCGTATTGATTTGCGCTATAATCCAATGAGCACCGAAGAAGATTATTTTATCCCCGTTCGTGGAGGTGTCTCCTCTAAGATTGAAACTTTACCAGGAGGTTCATATACTGGAGATATTGATGATGTCAAGTATTTAAGAGATAAACTATTCTCTGCTCTCAAGATCCCTGCTTCATATTTATCCCGTGGCGACGGAGCAGAAGAAGACAAGACAACGTTGGCTCAAAAGGATGTTCGTTTTGCAAGAACAATTCAAAGATTACAAAGAGCCATCATAACCGAATTAGAAAAGGTTGGCATTATTCACCTTTACACGCTTGGATATAGGGGTGCCGATCTTATTAGTTTTAAGCTTTCCTTAAGCAACCCGTCTAAGATTGCAGAGCTTCAAGAGCTTGAGCACTGGAAAACCAAGTTTGACATCGCCGCTGCCGCAACCGAAGGGTTCTTTAGTCGCCGCTGGGTTGCAGACCATATTTTTAATTTATCGGAAGAAGAATTTATACGAAATCAACGAGAAATGTTTTTTGATAAACGACTTGATGCTGAGCTTGAACAAGTCGCCGCAGCTATGGAAGGAGCAGCCGGTGGACTCGGAGGCGATGTCGGCGGCGGATTCGGTGGTGGACTCGGTGGAGATCTCGGTGGAGAGGAAGATCTCCTTGGTGGTGACCTTGGTGGCGAAGAAGAACTTGGTGGCGAAGAAGAAGGCGGCGAAGAAGACGAGACTCTTTTGGCAGCACCCGGCAAGCGCGATGATCAGAGATATCGAGGAAAAAGCGGACCCAGAAATCGCCATGCTCGCAGCAAGGCTCGGGGAGTTGAGATCAATACACCCAGAACAAACAATCCTGGTGGCGTAGGCTATGAAACTTTACATCACCTTTCATCTATTGGCGACGAATTTAGAAAAGGCGGTTTATATCAAGAACATCAGAATGATGATGATAATTTAGAAGAAAGACAATTATTTGAGGTAAAACACGAAATAAAGAAACTAATTACAGAACTAGATAATAGCGGACTAGGGGATACAAATGACGAGAAGAAGACATAATAAAAAACGAAATACTGCTTTTTTGTATGAAGCACTAATACGAGAAATGACCAAGGCAGTTGTATCAAAAGACGATACGACTAAGCAAAGTATTGTTCACATATTAAAAGAATTTTTTGCCCCTCGCTCTGTGTTATCTAAGGAACTATCCTTATATCAAACATTATCAGATACAGATGATCTAGATCCAATCACCGCAGAAAAATTAGTTTACCAAGTTCGAGAAGCCCACTCATCGTTAAACAAAAAAGATATTTACAATACTCAAAGTCGCCTCATTAAAAAAATAAATACACAACTATCCCCAGGGGTATATAATAATTTTGTACCAAACTATAAAAGCATAGCCACGTTATCACAGCTTTTCGGATCCGACGACAACACATATGATATTAAAAAAGGCGTTATTNTGGAGCGGCAAATTGTTACAAATTTAACGAACAAAAATAAATCATCGACAGAGCAGGAGATGAAACNANTTGATAATTTGGTTTTTGCAACATTTGTTTCAAAGTTCAACGACACATATTCAGAAGGGCTACTAAACGAACAGAGAGAACTATTAAATAGATATATTTTATCGTTTTCAGATAACGGTATTGACGTAAAGATATATTTAAATGAAGAGATATCGCGACTGCAACATGCATTGGTATCGGCTCTAAACACGGAAGAAATAAAATCAGACAGTAACATGAAGGAATCTGTCACATCGGTCCTCGCGATGATTGACGAGTTCAAGATAACCCCCGTGGACAAGGAGCTTGTAGAGAAGGTTTTGAAAATTCAAAATGTAGTTCACGAGATCGAAGTATAATGTCTATTAGAGTAACAATACCTCATATTAAAGATAAAATAGGTATCCAAGACGATATCACTCTAGAGGTGAGAAAAACACTTGGAAACCAATTGGTTGTTTTTGACCACCCAGATGTTGATATTGTAATATACCCAGACAGTAAAAAAATACTTGCTCTTGCCAAGGATGTGACAAGCGAAGAAGTTTATGACACTCAAGACAGATTGTTTTTGCTTCTAAGAAAAGAAGGGCTTATTGAACCAGAAAGTGTTAAATCGGGATATGTATATGGCTCACTAGAAGCACAAATGTTTTTGAATGAAGAATATGATATGGTCCAGGCGGCTTTATATAGCATCAACAAATTTATTAAAGAAGAACAGCCATATTTTGAGCATATTGAAGAATTTGAGCGTGCCGTTGATGATTATATAACAGAACCCACCGAGGATGATAGCACTCCGCTTGGCGACGTTCCACAGGAACCCGTAAAGGGATCGATTAGACCCGGATGGATACGCGGTCCATATGGCATGAGTATTATGCACAGGGTATAGTATGGAGCTTTTATATTTTGTGCTTGCTGCTTATGGCTTGACGCAAATTTTAATATATGGAACAATATTTAATTCTATTAGACCAACAAAGGGCAAATTAGGAGAATTATTCCATTGTCCAATGTGTCTCGGCTTTTGGGTCGGGGCATTTTTA